TGGCCGCCTCAACTGGACTTGACATAAGACCTTATATGTGCTACATAATAATCCTCGCGGGGGTGACTGATTCTGTCGCCCCCAACAGAACCAAAAGAGCGTTAGCTACGGCTAACACAAAAGGAGCAAATGACTATGACTACTACTAATTCCCTTCGCCTGTCCCTGTCGGACTGCGTTGACCTGATCGCCACCACGGGGACGGACGTTACCTACCTGCTGCGCGGCGAGATGGGCATCGGCAAGTCGAGCATGGAGAAACCGCTGATTGCCAAGCTGGAGCAACAGACCAGTGAGGCGTGGCACTTCATCTATATCGACTGCGCGTCCATGTCGGACAGTGCTGACCTGTTCATTCCGTTCCCCGACCGAGACGAGGGATACTTCGAGCGGCTACTGTCCAAGCGACTAAGCAAGTATGGGCCATACGACAACCTTGTTATCATGCTTGACGAGTTCACCAAGGCTAACCGCATGGTGATGCAAGCACTCCACACGACACTGGAGAAGCGCAAGCGACTGGGTGATACCGACTTCGAGCAGGGCAGGGTTATCATCTGCGCCACTGGCAACCTGACTGACGAGGGTGTGGGTGACGCATTGCAAGCGCACACTGGCAACCGAGTAACCGAGGTCGAGGTGCGCAAGCCTAACGCCTCCGAGTGGCTGCTGTGGGCCGCAGATAACGAGATCGACCCGCCTGTCATGGCGTGGGTGAACGAGACAACGCAGGTTCTCGCCAGCTTCCGTGACCCTGACTTCAATGAGGACAATGCCTACGTGCTTAACCCCAAGAAGGTGCAGCGAGCGGTGGTTACACCCCGTAGTCTGGAGAAAGCATCGTTCATTACTCGTGGGCGTAATGGCTTCTCTCGTGATGCGCTGATTGCAGCACTGGCTGGCACCATCGGTGAACCCGCTGCGCGTGGCTTGACTAACTTCATCGAGTTCCAAGACCAGCTACCGAGCCGTGAGGTGATACTGAAGTCGCCGGAGACTGCGCCTGTTCCTAATAACACGTCAGTCGTAATTACCCTTGTGTTCAACCTGCTGTCTATCGTCGCACGTGATACAATCACCCCACTCATGAAGTATGTGCGCCGACTACCAGCCGAGCAACAGGCTGTATTCTGTGTCAACTTGGCACGTAACCCGATCAAGTCACCGATTGCGTTTACCAATGCGGAGTTCACCCGCTGGGCGCAAGAGAACCAAGACATTCTTTGAGGAGCAAACAATGCTGACTGCTGAACGTAAACTAACCAAGGCGCGCATGGACATCATGCGTAGCGACATACCAGCGATACGCTTCTGGGGACCAGTCATGTCCGTGGGTAGCGTATCAGTGAAGAAAGGAGTGCCGACCGCATATACCAACGGACGCGACGAGGTCTATGGCGAGGAGTTTCTCGACAGGCTGAACGTCAAGGAGACGGGCTACATTGTCCTGCACGAGAACTACCACAAGGCTGGTCAACATCTTAAGATATGGCGTAAGCTATTTGAGATCGACCCTGACCGGGCTAATCGTGCTTGTGACTACGCTGATAACCGAGACATTCTCAAGGCTGACCCTAACCAACAAGTCATAGCCATGCCGCGCAATCCGGATGGTAGCTACTTGGGTTTGTATGACCCCAAGTATGATGACGCTAGTGTGTGGGATGTTAAGCGTATCTTCGATGACCTACCTGCATCCGGTGGCGGAAGCGGAGGCGGAGGCCAAAGCCAAAACCAAGGCGGAAGCCAAGGTGGTGAAGTCATGGATGACCACGACTGGGAAGGCGCGCAAGACCTGACCGAGGAGCAACAGAAAGAACTGGAGCGTGAGATTGATGACGCGCTGCGCCGAGGTGAGATCGAGGCCAAGAAAGCCGGAGCGGGTAAGGGTGACTTGCCTGCCGTGGTCGGGCAACTACTGCGACCGGAGATTGATTGGCGACAGGCACTACAGGAGTTTATCACTCGCAACTGTGTGCCCGATGACCTGTCAAGCTATCGCCGACCTAACCGCAAGTATGCGTGGCATGCTGACGTTGTGCTGCCTGTCCGTGATGGGGAATCGCTTACGAACCTAGTGGTAGGCGCAGACTTGTCCGGTTCTATGTGGGTAGGCGACCCGCCTGACATCAAGCGCGTGTTCACCGAGATCGTGTCCGTTGCCAACATGGTAAAGCCGCAGCAACTTGACCTGCTGTATTGGGATTATGAAGTCGCCGGACATGAGGAGTATAAGCAAGGCGACTACCAGCACATGGCTTCCGCTATGCGGCCACGGGGTGGCGGAGGCACTGACCCTAACTGCGTAACCCGATACCTCAAGGACAAACACATGGAGCCGGATTGCATCGTCATGATAACCGATGGCGAGACGTTCGGACGCTGGGGCGATGACTGGCCTGCCCCTGTCCTCTGGGTAATCGTCAACAACCCGAAAGTGACTGCCAAGAACGGCAAGACAATACACGTTAAACTGTAACCAAACCAAAAGGAGCAAACCAATGAGCATTTCAACTTCAGCTACAATCGTAGAGCTTAGCCTGTCCGTGTGGACTGCTAACAAAATCGACAAGGACGCGAGCCGTAAGGTGACTGGAGACAACTACGCCAGTGATGAGGCCGGACTGTTCCGCAAGAACCTGATGGCTGGCACAAGCAAGCGTAAGGAGATAGCGGACATGGCCGCTGGCATCCGCGAGTGGAACAACCGCATGACCCTGCCTTGGGCCGACCGAGGTGGCCGACTACTGCCTACGTCTATGTTCCTAGACTTTAAGCGTCAGCTAGACGCACGGCGAGACAAGTTCGAGCGAGCGGTCGAAGAGTTTGTGCAGGACTACCCTGTCCTCGTGCAGAACGCACGACAGCACTTGGGCAACTTGTTCAACCCTGAAGACTACCCGTCACAGGAAGAGGTGGCATCCAAGTTCGGCTTCCGTGTTGTGTTCTCACCTGTCCCTGATTCGGGTGACTTCCGCTTGGACATACCAGCGCAGGAGTTAGAGCAGATGAAGCAGGACTACGACGAGGCGTTCGACAACCGACTGAGCGATGCGATGCGGGAACCATGGGAGCGACTGCATGGCATGTTGAGCCGCATGTCCGAGAAGCTGGGTAAGGCTATTGAGCAGGAAGGTAAGGGTATGCGCTGGCACGATACGTTCATGACCAACGCTACTGATATGTGCAGCATGCTGACGCACCTTAACCTGACCAAAGACCCCAAGCTGGAAGCGGCACGGCGTGACCTTGAACGCGCTATATCCGGCGTGGACATCGAGGATGTTAAGGAGGACGCAGGCGTTCGTGAGGACGTGAAGGGTAAGCTGGACAGCATCCTAAAGAGTTACGAGTGGTAGAGGGCAGTCGATGCGTAAGCAATACAACGACGGCATTACAGTGAACGACCTAAAGCATAGGGAGAACATGCGTAAGGGCAGCGAGCGACTGCTGCATGAACTACAGCAATGGCATCCGGAGATCATCCGGCAGCTAACTAAAAACAAAGGAGCAAACTAATGTTTAAGAACCCAGTGACTAACGAGTATTTCGTTACCTCTAACAATCCAGACGTAGTGGTCGAGATACCTAAACCAGTGGCCGAGGAAGCTAAGAGACGCCACGATATAACTCTAACAGACTCTTACTTCCACGCCGTGCTGGAATTGGCGGAGATGATTAGGTTGGTCCAGAAAAAACGTCCGCATTGGACGTTTAAAAACACGATTGACTACGCATGGAACTTAGCCCCGCCGCCAGAGGGCCACATAAATATCGAGAAAGTGCAGGTCTATGATGGCGATGACCACCTTGGGTGGGTAGGCTGGGGCCGGAAAAATGGCTGGGGTAGTAGAGTATACGAGTTCGACAACTTTCGCCTCAGAGGCGCACGGACTCGTAACAGTGCTAACTACAGCAGTAAGGTAGAGACTGCCGCTTCACGTATAATCAAGACGTTCCATTCCAAGACCCCCAAGGAACTAATGGACGATGCTGTTACTAACGTAAGCAAAGCCGCGCACAACAACGCGTCAGACAAGCGGCATGAATATCACATGGCATACAAGAAAATATCTAATGCGGTCGAAAAGTTCGTAGTCGCTAACTGGCAGCACATCCAACCGGAGCTAGGTGATATTGCAAGTGCTATGGACTTGCCCGAACTTATCGCAACCGCCAAGCGAGCCAGCGCATTGAACGAGGTTTATCGGGATGGGCACGGCTGGGTTATCCTAGCGCAGACTAACGGACGCTACATCACTAGGCGCGATGGGATAATCAATACATATACAGACGCAGACCTGCCTGACCGGATGCGCATGGGACTTGGCCTACTCAAGATGGTAGAAGATGGCGCTGCTATTGCTGGGATAGGTGTAAGAGGTAAGGACAATGTGTTCTTCGTCACCGACGAAATGAAGGAGGGAGAACGTGAGACCACCACCTGACAGCTACTTGCGTAAGTTTAACGAGCGAGTGTTCCAGCATATACACGAGCAAGATGTAGAGAAATTCCTAAGGAAGGAGATGGGAGATGACCCAATACAGAGTGCTACGTAGCTATACGGTTACCGAGATATACGAGCTAGAAGCAGACGATCCAGACACTGCCGCCCAGCGCGTCGAACAAGACGGAGCGGGGTTCGTGAAATCGTATGATGGCGAGTACGAATCAACAGAAGTGGAGACTGTAAATGGCTAAGACTGTAGGTGCAAGTAAGATTATTTTGAATGACACGCACCGCAAGGGCACGAGCATCGGGCGGGGCAAAATCAAATTCAGCACCATGAACAAACACAAGAAGCGCAGCTTCAAGAAGTATAGAGGACAAGGGCGATGACTGAAGAGCAAACCACGCGCAGGGGCCGAGGGCCGGGTAAGAAAGCCGCCAAGGTTCACATCACTATGCGCGTGCCTAGGCATGTCTATGACTACTTCGATGGGAGTAAGATCGAGATGCGCGCAGTGTTGGAGGAACACGTAAACAAAAATATGTAGAGGTGTTGACAGGCTGGGGATTTAACCCTAGCTAGAGTTTGGGGGTAGGTGGTTTTTTGGGTTTTAGACATACCCGTTCCTTTCCCACCTACCCCCATCAAGAGGAGCAAACCATGGCACAAACGCCAGAGAAAAAAGTCAAAGACAAGGTAGTGAGCATCCTCAAAGACGAGGGCGTATACTACTTCTTTCCTGCTACTTACGGATACGGACGTAGCGGAGTGCCTGACATCATAGCATGTGCAAGCGGATACTTTGTCGGCATCGAATGTAAGGCTGGGAAGAACAAACCCACTGCCCTACAGGTGCGCGAACTGGAAGCCATAAGGGCGGCGCGAGGTGTGGCGCTAGTGGTCAACGAGCAGAACTGGGACTCCGTGCGCGAGCTTGTCCGTAAGTTGCGGGGACTATCATGACATCTGACAACTGGCTTGCCTTGTTTATGATCGGGGTGGTTTTGGTTACTACTTACGGACTCCTGACCGCACCAGAAATAACCGAAGAAGAGCGCAAAGACATGGAAGAGGAGTGGTGGGGTTGAATATTCTCACAATCGACTTTGAGACATATTACGACAGGCAATTCTCGTTATCCAAAGTCACGACAGAAGAATACATCCGCGACCCGCGCTTTGAGGTTATAGGCGTAGCGGTAAAGGTCGATGACAACGAGTCACAGTGGTTCAGTGGAACTAAGGCGCAAACACTTCGGTGGCTGCAAAAGTTTGATTGGGCCAACTCCATCGCGCTGGCGCACAACGCCATGTTCGACATGGCTATCTTGTCGTGGGTGTTCGACATCCGACCCAAGAAGATAGCTGACACTCTAGGCATGGGCCGAGCTTTGGATGGGCCTGATGCGGGTAATAGCCTAGCTGCAATGTCCAAGAGATACGGGCTGGGCGAGAAGGGCCGAGAGGTAGAGAACGCGCTAGGTAAGCGGCGGTTGGATTTTACCAAGGAGCAGATGGCAAGATACGCTAGTTACTGTCTGAATGATGCAGACCTGACATACGCATTGTTCGGTAAGTTAGCGCCGAAGTTCCCTGTGTCAGAACTTAATCTTATCGATTTAACCCTACGCATGTTTACGGAGCCAGTGCTGAGGTTGGATAAATCCATCCTTGAGGATCACTTGGTTGGTGTGAAAGCGAAGAAAGAAAAGCTGATGGCCGCAGTGGATGCGGACAAGTCAGTGATTATGAGTAACCCGCAACTCGCAGGGCTACTAGAAAAGCTGGGCGTGGAAGTCCCTATGAAGACAAGCCCTACCACGGGCAAAGAGACATTCGCTTTTGCCAAGTCAGACGAAGGTTTTAAGGCGCTGCTAGATCACGAGAACCCGAAAGTGCAGGCTGTTGTGGCAGCTAGGCTAGGTGTGAAGTCCACACTTGAGGAGACACGCACCGAGAGGTTTATCGGGATTAGTGACCGGGGCTTACTACCCATACCCCTACGATACTATGCGGCACATACAGGCCGCTGGGGCGGCGATGACAAAGTGAACATGCAGAACCTGCCGAGAGGTTCGCAACTGAAAAACGCCATAGTCGCGCCTGAGGGCTACGTGCTTGTCGATTGCGACTCCAGCCAGATCGAGGCGCGGACGCTTGCGTGGTTAGCTGAACAGAATGACTTGGTAGAGGCGTTCGATAAAGGCGAAGACGTTTACAAGATCATGGCCTCTAAAATTTATGACAAGCCCGTAGAAGATATCAACAAGGACGAGCGGTTCATCGGTAAGACTACGGTGCTAGGTGCAGGCTACGGCATGGGGGCAACAAAGTTCAAAGCGCAGTTAAAAGCTATGTCCGGCGTAGAACTTACAGAGGGGCAGTGTACGCACATCATACAGGTCTACCGCGATGAATACACTAAAATCCCGGGGCTGTGGTCCCAAGCGGGTAAGGCGCTAAAGGTCATGATAACAAATAACGCCGTGCCAGACGAAGAACCCAAGACATCCAAGCTAGGCAAAAAAGGTGTTCTATCCGTCAAGGCCAGCGCGATAGAATTACCTAACGGGCTGACGCTGAAGTATCCAAATATAAGAAGCGAACTGGAGCCTGAGACTCAACAGTATGAGACGGTGTATGACACCAAGAAGGGCAGGGCTAAGATCAGAACGCGCATATACGGAGGTAAGTGCGTAGAGAATGTCTGCCAAGCACTTGCACGTATCATCATAGGCGAACAGATGCTGATGGTCTCGCGCCGCTACAAGGTAGCCATGACGGTTCACGATGCTGTCGTAGCTGTAGTGCCAGAGGATGAAGCCGAAGAAGGCCGAGAGTTCGTAGAACAGTGCATGCGTATACGCCCCAAGTGGGCGAGCGGCTTACCACTGGATTGTGAAAGTAAAATAGGAGTGAGTTATGGGTGAACCCAAATGCAACACATGTAAGTTTTGCTGTAAAAGTAACGCATGGCACAGAGCTTTTGAGTGTAGACGGCGTGAACCCGTATATAACTATAAAGCTGAAATGCGGGTCTTCCCAAAAGTACTTCCAGACGAAGATTGGTGCGGTAGATATATAATGGCAAAACCCACAGTAGAGAAAGACGAGGAGCAAATAAGTGACGGAGTATAAGTTTACAAAAGACTGGTTCGGTTGGGCACCGCCCGTGTGGGAGCAGTTGATCCCTATGCTGCCGGAAGGTCATCGCAACTTCCTTGAGATCGGTTCGTTCGAGGGCCGCAGTATGGTCTGGATCGCTGAGAATATGATTTCCGGTGAAACTCCTGCGGACATTTACTGTATCGATACTTGGGAAGGCGGCGAAGAGCACGGTGAAGAGGACATGGCCGCAGTAGAGGCTAGGTTCGACTTCAATGCTACCCGCGCACAAGAAGACAACCCGGTGTACGTGACTAAGTACAAAGGTACTTCTACCCGTTGGCTCGCTCACGCCATTAAAGAAGAGAAGGCCTTTGACTTCATCTACATCGACGGGAGCCACATCGCCAAGGACGTGCTGACCGATGCGTGTATGGCTTGGCCCCTGCTGAAGACTGGCGGCATCATGGTGTTCGACGATTACTTGTGGGGCAACCCACGTGACGTTCTGCACCGCCCGAAGGCAGCGATTGATGCGTTTACTACGCTATTCGCAGAAGAGTTAGAGATTATCCACGTAGGTTACCAAGCGGTTATCAGGAAAAGAGGAGTGTAGAAATGAGACCCACCGCCTTGCTCGTAGCAGCCTTACTCACAGCCGGATTCACAACTTGGTATCTGACTAGGATAAAGGATGAACTGTTCGATGACATCGACATCAAGTTTAGGCGCGGAGATTTAGGAGGATGGGGCGATGATTGACGATGAAAGCGAGCCGGGTTCATGGAAACTAGCCCTAGAGTTAGGTCCGTGGCGCAGGATCGGTAAGAACACCTACACAAACGAGAAGAATGAAATGTCCGAGACAAAGATACGACTACTGAATAAAACGAGTGAACTGTTCGACCTATCGGTGACGGAGTTATCCGGAAACGCTAGATATAAATACCTTATGCCTGCGCGATTTGCGATGTACAAAACTTTGCGTGAGCGAGGCTGGAGCTACCCGCGTATCGGTAAGCTGTTCGGCGGTAAGGATCACTCGACAATCATTCACGGCGTTCGTCGTGCGGACTATATGATTGCGAAAGACGCAGACTATGCGGCCAAGGTGAAGGCGTTGACGGAGACACGGCTCACGCCCACTGCGTTGACGGAGGAAGAAGTCGAAGAACAACTACTCGCAATGCGTAAGAAGAACGGCATCCCTGAGCTAGAGGAGGATGACGATTGGTTGGAGGATTTGATACATGACTGACGACTGCAATAGAGACCTTATAGCGCAGGCTAGACGCAATGTGGCTGACCTGTTTCCGCAGACATACCATGTAAATGCGATACTCGCAGGCGACTGGGACAACGGCTCATACGTCAAGGGCGAGGTTGAACGACTGCTTAAGCAGCCGCCGATATCAAGTGGAGAAGAGACCGATGGATAACGAGAAGCGGCCCAAGCTGTTCATCGCCACTCCCATGTACGGCGGTATGTGCTCGGCGCATTATGTGCAAGGGCTGCTGCTTACGATCCAGAAGCTGCGGTCAGTGGGTGTCGGGGTGCAATGGGCGCAGATGACAAACGAGAGCCTAATCACTCGTGCGCGTAACGAACTAACGAGACAGTTTTTAGCCTCTGATTGCGACTACATGATGTTCATCGACGCAGACATAGGGTTCGACGGGCAAGCGGTAGCTGCATTGTTGGCCGCAGATCGCGACATCGCCTGCGGCATATACTCAAAGAAAGAGATTAACTGGGGGGCTGTAGAGGCTGCGGCAAAGATAGGGCAAGAGAACTTAGCGGACCACGCCGGGGCGTATGTACTTAACATGGTAGAGGGTAGCGAGAGCGCCACCACCGATGAAGATGGTATGTTCGAAGTGCGGCACGGGGGCACAGGGTTTATGCTTATAAAGCGCAGGGTCTTTGACCGACTAAAGCCTGAGGTTCCAACTTACCGCATCTCTTCCCAGAAAAACCCAGACACAGGGGATTACCTGAAGCCTTTAACATACGAATTTTTCGCCACCAGCATCGACGAAAGCGGAGCACTCTTGTCGGAGGATTACCACTTCTGCGAGCTATGGCGTAAAAACGAGGGTAAGATTTATGCTTGCCCATTCATTCCGCTACAACATGTAGGAAGCTATGTGTTCGGCGGGGACATCCTAAAAAGTGGAGCAAACTAATGCCTATTAAAATGAAAAGAACTACCAAGCGAGCTATCAAAGTGTTTGCGGACAACCCGGAGGCTACCTGTAAGGACGTAGCAAAGATATGCGGCATCACTAAGTCTGCCGCTGATAATATCCGTTTTAAATACAAGAGCGAGATTAGGAGGGAGAGGAACAGGGTGAAGCCGTATGACGTAGAGCCGCAAATGGAGCTTGACCTGAGCCAGTTCCCCACTGCGGATACCGTTGAGCAAAAGCTTCAGCGCGCACCGCGCATGACCGTAGATAATGTAGTAGACGAACGTGCTATTACGTATGGGAAGTTTGAAAACTTGGCCGAGGTTTCGCAACGGTTCAAGGACTCGCTGCATTACTTCCTGATTACCCGTAACAAGTATCTGGCACCCGACCAGCAGGAAGCGATGGAGCTTATCTTCCATAAGTTTGCACGTATCGTGAACGGCGACCCAGATCACATTGATAACTGGAAAGATATCGCCGGTTACGCTACGCTAGTAGCAGATAGACTAGAGGGTAACCCCCGCTAAGGAGAACGACTCGTGACAGCATGGTCCTATAGCAGCATTAAGACCTTCGATCAGTGCCCCAAGAAGTACTACCACCTCAAGGTGGCAAAGGATGTGAAAGACATCCCCGGCGAAGCCGCGCTCTATGGGACCGCTGTTCACGAAGCCGCTGAACATTTTGTAAAAGACGGGACACCTATACCAGAGAAGTTTGCGTTCATGCGCCCTATAGTGGAGAAACTAGATTCCATAGAAGGCGACAAGCACTGCGAGCTTCGATTGGGCGTAAGTAAAACGGATACTGGCTACGTACCTACCACGTTCTTTGGTAAGGATGTGTGGTGGCGGGGCATCGTTGACTTGGTGGTTATTAACGGGGCGAAGGCGTATATGGTCGATTACAAGACCGGAAAGAACGCCCGCTACGCGGACCCCAAGCAACTTGACCTGATGGCGGGCGCACTCTTCGTGCATTACCCTGAACTAGAAACTATTAAGTCTGCTTTGTTATACGTAGTGAGTAACGAGCTTATCCCTAAGACACATACGCGAGATAAGATGGGTATGTACCTGTCAGTCTTCGAGGATGAACTTGAGCGTCTTGAAGGGGCAGAGCTTTCCGGCGTGTGGAACCCTAAGTCTGGACCTTTATGTGGATGGTGTCCTGTGGTAGAATGTGAGCATCATAGACCCCGTAGAAGGTAACGTCATGCCAGCTAAAAAACGCGACTATAAGAAAGAGTACGAGACGTACCACGGCACGGCGAAGCAGAAGAAAAACCGCGCTCAGCGCAACGCTGCTCGTCGCAAGATGGCCAAAGCTGGCAAGGTACGGAAGGGCGACGGTAAGGACGTTGCTCATAAGAAAGCAATGGATAAGGGCGGCACCAACGGCCACGGGCTGAAGGTAGAGTCAAAGAGTAAGAACCGCTCGTTCCGTAGGGACAGCAAGAGCAACCTAGTATCAGAGACAAGCAAGCGGGAGCGCCGCAAACGGAAGTAACGCACAAGGGAGCAAACAGTGCGCATAATAGACGACAAGGCAGTGATACTGTCTACCAGAAACCCTGACCTTATAACTACGAACATCCCTAAAAGCGCCCTGCTGGAGACACATGAGGGTGAAGCCAAGGTAGCCGTACATTGGGGGCAGAGCGAAATAGAAACGCTATCTGAACTAGACCCTAGTTTTGGGGTGCCATCCCCCATAAACCGGGACTATGAATGGACTGGCAAATTTACTCCCTTTGAGCACCAAAAGACCACCGCTTCTTTTCTAGCCGCGAACAAAAAGGCTTTTTGTTTTAACGAACAGGGCACGGGCAAGACAGCCAGCGTTATCTGGGCCGCAGACTACCTCATGAAACTAGGTAAGGTTAAGCGCGTACTCGTACTGTGCCCCCTGTCGATCATGAAGTCTGCGTGGCAACAAGACTTATTTACTTTTGCTATGCACCGAACATGCAGCGTAGCCCACGGAACTGCCGCACAGAGGAAAAAGATACTGGCCGCAAACGCCGAGTTTGTCATAGTAAACTTCGATGGCCTGTCTGTCGTAAACGAAGACATAATAGACGGGGGCTTTGACCTTATCGTCGTAGACGAAGCCAACGCATACAAAAATGCGCAGACCAATCGGTGGAAAGTACTTGCCCGTATATTAAGAGACACGAACCCAAGGCTATGGATGCTCACAGGCACTCCAGCCGCGCAGAGTCCGGTGGATGCGTACGGACTAGCTAAAATGGTCAATCCGCGAGGCTGCCCAAAGAGTTTTTCCGAGTTTCGGTCAAACGTCTTGTATAAAGTCACTCAGTTTAAATGGGTGCCCAAGCCGAACGCTACCTCATACGTACATAAGGTACTACAACCCGCAATACGATTTGAAAAAGCCGACTGTCTTGACCTACCAGACGTTACATATACCGAACGCGAAGCGCCATTATCTCCGCAGCAGCAGAGCTACTATAAAAAGCTAAAGCAGGAAATGACTTTTGAGGCCGACGGAGAACGTATAACTGCGGTCAACGCTGCCACTAACCTAAACAAGCTACTACAGATAAGCGGGGGCGCTGTTTACTCAGATGACAAGGAAGTCATAGAGTTTGACGTAGCCAGTCGAATTAAAGTCGTGCTCGAAGCCATCAACGAAACTAAAAACAAAGTACTACTCTTCGTCCCTTTTACACACACTATAGGACTTTTAGATGTCGCGCTTACGAAAGCAGGTATAGATTGTGGGGTGATTAACGGGAAAGTCCCGCTAAGCAGGAGAACGGAGTTGGTAGACCGCTTCCAAAAGAACAAAGACCCACGAGTGCTTATTATCCAACCACAAGCAGCATCGCATGGACTTACTCTTACGGCAGCAGACACAATCATTTGGTATGCCCCAGTAACTTCGGTTGAGACATACCTACAGGCCAATGCCCGTATCGACAGGCCGGGACAGAAGCACCCCATGACCGTGATCCATGTCAAGGGCAGCCCCGTAGAGGAGCGCCTTTATGGTATGTTGCGCAGCAACATATCTCACCATCAGAAGCTTATCGACTTGTACAAAGAGGAAATAGGTAAATAAAACGCTTGACAGTGTATAAGGTAGGGGCTACCTATCAAAAGCTATCTAAGAGGAGCCAATATGTCAGATAAACCGAGCGTAGATGCTATGGTCGCTGCGTATCGCAAGATACGGGAGGCCAAGTATGAAAAAGAGGCGGCGCATAAGGAGGAGGTGGCAGAGCTAAACACTCAGCTTGATGCACTAAGCGCCAAACTACTAGATATATTTAACGAACAAGAAGTCGAAAGCTTACGCACCGCTTCGGGTACCGTTACTCGACGTGTGATAACTAGGTTTTGGGCGGGTGATTGGGAGTCAATGTATGAGTTTATCAGGGAACATGACGCCCCCTACCTACTAGAACAACGTATACATAGCGGTAATATGAAGCAGTTCTTAGAAGAAAACCCTGATTTAGCGCCGATTGGACTTAACACGGACACTCGATACGCTATTTCTGTACGCAAACCTGCAAACAAGTGAGGTAATTATGAGCAACATTACTATTTTTGAGTCCGGCGAATTGTCTGGTGACTACGTACTCCCAAACCAAGGGCTGTCGGAACTGGCGAAAGCTGTGGCCCAGCCTTCTGGAGGCACAAACCGCCGTATCCAGACAAATACAAATGGGACGTTCCGCAGAATTGTTAACGGTCAGCAGATTGGTAATGCTATCAGAGGCGAGTTCTCCGCCATCATTGTGGGCATGCTGCCGAAAGTATCTAGGCAGTATTATGCTTCGGCGTACAACCCAGACGCAAAAGCCACGCTGCCTGACTGCTGGGCTAACTTGGGCGACAAGCCGGAGAGCAATGCGCCTAACAAGCAGTCCGCAAACTGCGCGACATGCCCTCAAAATATTGTAGGTTCTGGGGCGGGCGGCAAAGGGCGCGCGTGTAAATATCAGCGACGCGTAGCGTTGATTCTGCCGGGCCGTGGTCCAGAGATATATCAGTTTAACATTCCCGCTACTTCGCTATACGGCGAGGGTTCTCACAATGTGCACCCCTTTGAGAGCTATGTTAAGTTCCTGCTCGCGAATAACACATCTATTGACTACGTAGTTACTAAGGTCGCCTATGACCTAGAAGCCGACACAATGAAACTTAAGTTTAGCCCCGTTCGGCCTATAACCACGGAAGAGTTAGAAGATGTTAAAGCCGCTCAAGCTGATCCCGCTTGCCAGCGAGCAACGCAACTTACAGTCGCGCAAACCGATGGTGTAAAAGCGGTAAGTGCACCTAAGGCGGAAGAAACTCCGGCCCCCAAACAGGAAGAAAGCAAAACTGAAGATTGGGGTGACGAGGTCCAAGAGGCGGAGTTCGAAGAAGTAACTAAAGAAGCCGCCCCTAAGAAACGTAAGACCGCTAAGGCGAAGGTCGAGCCAAAGGCAGACTTGCAGGATATCCTTGACGCTTGGGCTGATGAGGATGACTGATGACGGTAGGATACTCGCTACATATCCGCAATCTAAACGCGGATGCTAAACTCTCTTCGCCGGGGGTGGCCTTAGGCAGATATTGCATCGACAGGGGCATACCCGTTGCGGAAGTAGCCAGAGAGTTTGGAGTCACCCGGGCTACAATATATAATTGGTTCTGCGGGGCTACGGTCCCGCAGACTAAACTCCAGCCGCTCTTACACGAGTATATGAGTGAGCACGAATCTGGGCGATAAGATACGGCGCACGGGCGCGTATAAAGGAGCAGTATGTCTAATTTTGACTTATTACGGGCAGTGCAGCCCGAGGAAGGTTGGTTTGCTCTAGTCGGCATAGGGGATACGGGGGTACGTCAGTTTCTCGTAGAGACTAGGGAGGAAGCCGATAAAACAATAGCCAAGCTGGTTAGCGAAAAACAAAACGTATTTTTTGGGGTGGCTAAGTTTACTGATGGGGAGAGCAGGAAGAAGTCTAATGTTCGTGCGCTTAAGGCTATATGGGTAGACATAGATTGCGGCCCCGACAAAGCCAAAAAGAACCCTAAGACGGGTCGCCCTGACGGGTACGCTTCTCAAGCAAAAGCGCTCGTAGCCCTAAAACAGTTTGTAAGTATAGTAGGGCTAGCAAAGCCGATCATCGTAAACTCTGGGCGCGGACTGCACGTATACTGGCCGCTTGAACAGGAGGTATCTCCAGCGGAGTGGCAGGTTGTCGCTAACCGTTTGCGAGAGCTATGTGAAATACACGACCTGTACGCTGACCCTGCATGCTTTGAACCCGCACGAGTCTTACGTGTGCCCGGCACGAGCAACTATAAAGGCGAAGAGCCTGCACCTGTAGCTGTTATGCAAGTAGGAGGTGCGACTGATTTTGCTGAGCTTAAGGAGTTACTCGGGGTTAAAGAATCTCTCATTGAAAATTTACCTAGAGCTGAGCTTAGCCCGCTGGCACAGCAACTACAGGATAACTTAGAGGCAAGCTTTTCAGCTATAATGAAACGAGGCGAGAATGGTTGCGCCCAACTTAACGACTGCTTCATCAATCGCGCCTCTCTGGCAGAACCTAGGTGGTTTAGTGCCTTATCAATAGCCAAGTTTTGCAAGGATAGGGACAAAGCAATCCACCTGCTATCAGCCGACCATCCAGATTACGACCCTGATAAGACGGAGCAGAAGCTAACCCACATAGCAGGACCCCATAGATGCGAGACTTTTGAGGCGCAAAACCCCGGAGGGTGCGACGGATGCCCCCATAGAGGGAAGATAGGCTCGCCTATATCGCTGGGTAAGCAGTTAGTAACAGCTACGGAAGAAGACAACGTAGTAGTAGAAGAGGTAGACGATAGCACTACACAGGCCCCAATAGTCCATACAATACCCGAATACCCTTTCCCTTTCGTGCGCGGAAAGCACGGGGGTATATACAAGATGGCGGACAAAGACGCGGAGGACCAAACACCTAAGCTGGTGTACGGAGATGACCTATATATAGCCCGCAGGATGCGCGACCCTACGAAGGGGGAAGTGGCGCTAGTTAAACTACATACACCCATGGATGGGGTGAAAGAGTTCGTTATTACTAACGAAGCAATGATGGCGGATCGTAAGGAGATGCTCAAAGCCTTAGCTAGAGAGGGAGTGAGCATGTACGGACCTAAGAAGACCGATTTACTGACTCAGTACATGTCGCTGTCATTTGAGGATTTAAGACGCAAGAAAAAGGTAGAACATATGCGAACGCAATACGGATGGACCGACAACTACAGCAAGTTCGTGGTTGGAAATAGAGAAATTACGGCGCAAGGGGTATTCTATAGCCCCCCATCGTCGCTGACAGAAGAACTGACGGATAATTTTACGTCTGCCGGTTCTTTTGATAAGTGGAAAGAGGTGTTCGATATCTATGGGCGACCGGGATTTGAAGCCCACGCATTTGCCGCCGCTATGGCATTTGCGTCTCCGCTGTTCCACATGTCTGGGCATCGCGGAGCATTGGTTAGCCTCATGAGTCCCGAAACAGGTACAGGCAAGACGACAATCCTACATATGTGTAACAGCGTATGGGGTCACCCAGAATACCTGTGCGCTAAAGCGGACGATACGTTTAACTCCAAGGTCCACAAGATCGGGGTATACAATTCTATTCCGTCCACGTTTGATGAGATGACTAACACGCCCGAAATGGAACTCTCTCGTTTGGCGTACCTAATTACGCAAGGTGAGGGCAAAGACCGTATGAAGGGGGCGTCCAACGAGCTACGTAAAAATCTAGCTAAATGGCGTACCGTCGCACTCTGCTCCTCGAACTCCTCATTCTATCAGAAACTTAAATCGCTAAAGGATAGCCCTGCCGGTGAGCTTGCGCGTATAATTGAGCTAGAGATTAAAGATGTTGAGGGTCCCGGCGCACTCGACGTATCCTACGCAAAAAGTATGTTCGACCACCAACTACGCGAAAACTACGGGCATGCGGGACCGGCTTATATAGAGTACGTAGTGGCTAATTACGAAGAGGTAAAAGACCTATTTAAGTCAACCCAAGGTATTGTGGATGCCGAACTAAAACTTACGCCAAAAGAGCGTTTCTGGTCCGGACTATGTACTTCTGTATCTACGGCTATGCTGCTCATGAGACGCCTAGAGTTGTGCAGTTGGGATATTGGGCGGATAAACCGGTGGATGCGCCCTATGATTAACAATGTACGGAGTCAGACATCCACCCCGCTCGACAACGACCTGAATGTTTTGGGGGACTTTATTAACCGCCACTCCCAACATCTGCTAATCGTAAACGACGGGGCGGATCGTAGGTCGAACCTAAAAGAAGCGCCCTTGCTGGAGCCTAGGTTTGATACCAAGATTCGGTACGAACCCGACACTAAAAGGCTATACATCGTAGCGGGCGCATTTAGGAAGGACTGCACCGCTTCGCAAATTAACGCTACAGCCACCTTGGCAAAACTAGAGAAACGGGGTTTGTATCTAGGGAGCGACGCGAAACGCATGAACAAGGGCACTAGGGTAAACTCTCTACCCGTGCAGGCACTCATATTCGACGGAGGTCATTCTGACTTTACGGACTTGGAAGAGTTCGCGGGGCTAGAGGCAAAGACGGAGTCTGCCGGTGAAAGTGTCGGGAGTTAGTTTTGATATAGACTGGAGAGAGTTCGTAAAAAACTCCAGTTTTGATATCCCATGCGTAGACCCAGAACAAGCCAGACGTGAAGTGCAGCTAGTGACGGATAGGTTAGGCATGAATATCCACACTAAAGTGGTGATTAAAGACGGGGTTAGGGCTTTACGAGTCTGGCGTATATGATACCAAGACTACGGAAGTTTGCTCCTTCCACTTGCATTTATCCTTTACCCCCCGTCTAATTGGAAGCTGGCGGGGGGTTTTTTATCGATACTCTTTCTCTATTGCACGGTATAGCCGGTTGAATCGAGCCTGCTCCCGGGAGGCTTCTTCCATATACCTATTACGGATTCTACGCTTAACATCGGGATCGCTATTACGCTCGAGCATCTCTTTGCGCTCCTTATAGATATCGTCTAGCCGGTCCTCAGTGAGTTTATAGGCATCTAACAACGTCTTATCAAACAGGTGCGGCGCATCTGCATAGTGGGCGTTGAGTATATCTAGCGCAGTCTCGACAGTAGAGTTTTCGCCCCTGTAGTTTTTATATACAATCTCCATGGCTGGTTTGCCTTCAATCGGAGTGCCCTTACCAGTCAACTTATAATAGTCGTTCATTGGGCCGTACTCAGAACCCTTACCCACAAACGAGTTAAGCACAGGTATCTGCTGGTGCAGGGGTTTTTCCGGGTCTATACCTTTGGCTAGGGTTTGGTCGGCAATACGGCCCAAGCCGCCGGTGTATTGGGTAAAAACATATCTCCATATTTCCGGCTGCGCATCGAGATACCCCGAAGTATACTTGCTGCCGAAAGAAGCCTCATTCATAAATGATGCGAATTTTTTATACGCTTCGGGGGTTCCCGGCTTGCCTAGCGCAGACCTAATGCGGTTATCAAATTCGGATTGTGACCGGTATATAGGGGAGTTGAAGTAGTTGCGGTTAAAGATAAAAACATCGGTAAGGGGTTTGGCCATGCTTGGCATAAGCGATTGTGCGGCGCTAGGTACGTCCTCTACCTCGCCCCGTATTGGGCTTGCCGCGTTTAAAGCCCCTGCGACCACCTTGCCTAAAGCATCCGTGATTAAGACCCCTGCTTCTTCCGGGCTTTTAATTACGCCCAGAGCAGTTTCGGTTGTCACTTCACCTAAGTATTTGGGTAGGGCTAACAAGAACCCCATAGGTATGGCAACGTAGTCATTAGCGCCGGTGCCATAGAACATGACTAGTCGCGTCTGTTTAATATATGACGGGACCTGTTGGTAATTGGTCCGCCCATCGCCGTCGTCGTCGTTATCTCCAAACAGACTATTCCACATAGCGCTAAGTACGCCCAGATAGAATATACGTCTCAGGTATTTAGCGCCGCCCTTTGTACCCATGCGGACTAATTTACGGGCGCTTTCGACGGTCGGGCTGTAAAAAAACAAAAGCGTATCTAGTATGGGAGCCCATTCGCCCCGGCGGGTCAGGTTAAGCGACGAATCCAACGCTAACCGTGCGGCGTCTTCCTTACTAAGGTTATTTTCTATAGCTGCTAGGTACGTAGCTAGTCGCGCATTAAGGTCGATAGTTTGGGCGGTGGCGTCTAGCGCCTTGGCCGTACCTTTGCGTAGGTTATTAACCCCAGCGCCTAGCTTCCTAGCCCCGCCTTTACGCATGTTTGCGTAGGTTTCCAGTTCAGCTTTAGCTTCTTGCGCTATCGTTTCCGCAGAAGCAACCATCGCGTGCCCAACGGCACCGCCCTCCTCTATCATCTCTTGCAGAGCAGTCATAAACCGCGCCTCGTCCGGCGTCTGCGGCGGGCGACCCGTGATAAAGTTTTTAATTGCACCTGTAAGAGGAGAGACAGCCGGACTCTGGACGTATTTTTCTGTAAACGGGACACGCCGTTTCCCTAGCTGGGGACTTAAGTACTTGAGCATATCTTCAGCAATCTTCGTGCCTTTAGCGGGACCGCCTTCCATGTTTTGAGCCACATATGCAGTCTTAATTGCATCCTGCGTATCACGAAAGTACGCCGTACCGTAGAGGTATATAGGGCTATACCTCGTCAACATTGACTTAAGTCCGTTGGCTCTATTCTGAACAAATTGAAACCACTTGCTGGCTTGCGCGGGGGTCATGTTACTAAAGACCCGCTTCATCGCATCCCCAGCGTCTGTGGGCGCAAACTCAATGTAATATGGAGTCCCGTCTTTCTTTACTACTAACACATTGCCCTGCTGCACTTCGCGCTGGATATTAGCATTTACTGGCGTACCATCAGGATACGCAAGGTCTTTGGACGGCTTAATCATGGTCCGCGAATCAAGGTCCGTATATACCCGCGCTATGTTCGCGTGGCCCTCGGGGTCATCTAAAATATTGTCCAGAAAAGTCTGCCCTACCCTATTCTTTTCTGCATACATCACCACCTGCTGGGCATCTGCAAACAGGTTGAAAATTGGGTTTAGGGGTATCGTGGTACGACCTTCAACCTGAAAGAACTCGGACTTTCTAGTACCTAGCTGACGCATTGCCGCCTTGAGTTTTTTATCGCCGTTCCGCTCTACGTCTTCTTTATACCTACCGAAACCGTCCAACTCCGATTCGCCGAGAAGTTGCATATCGCCATCTGTCGCGTACCCTTTGAGAGGAGTATAAAACGGTTGTTGTTCCAGTGCGGCATCGGCTTGCTGCTGAGTCAGTAGTCCAGAATCTACGCGTAACTTCAGCATGTGGCGGACTAGTTTGTCGTGAAGCTTAGCTATCTTTTGCAGCTTAGGCATTAGCTCGCCATTTTGAGACTCCGCCAAGAATTGCATTACCACTTCCGCTTCAGCATTAGTAAGGCCCGAACCGCCGTCCGGCATCGTAGCGTTGCGGATAGCTACCAAAGCGTTGCGGTCTTTCGCCGACCTAGCCCATAAAAACAGCCCTACATCGTCTGGATTTACATCCAACTCTTTCATCAGGTCAATAATTGGGCGTAGGAATCTTCGCTGAAGCTCCATCTGATTGCCAGTCTTGCGCGACTCAAAAAGTTCAAATTTGCGGTCCAGCGACATATTAGATGGCAGAGACTCAATGGATACTCCGTACGATCTGGCTAGCGCCTGCGCATAATCTACCGCATCTTGGTATTTATAATTTAATTTTCTGGTAATTTTGGACTTCTTGCTCGTGGACCAGTTAATTATATCGGCGATTGCCCCGACCATTTGCGGCTTCGATACATTGGGGTTATCGGGCATACGGGATTCTAGTGACGGCTCGGCGGGCATATCCTCTTCTCTTCTGCCCACTTGACGAGGTGCCCCACGTTGCCCCGGTTGCCCTACACCCATTGCTCCCATAGCCCCTAAAGCTAATGCAGGAGCAGCTTCTTCGGTTACCGCTGTTTCAGGAGCAGCTTCTTCGGTTACCGCTACTTCAGGCGCGGCTTCTTCGGTTACCGCTGTTTCAGGAGCAGTCAGTGACGCCATGGTCGATGCCAAGCGCGAAGCAACAAGCTGCGGCAGAGGAGTGAGGGCAGTAGATTCTGCAAGGACGGCATCTAGATTAGTCTGCTCGTCGGGTACAATCGCGACTACCGCATTGGCAAACTCGTCTATATTGGGCGCAATGTTCTCGGTAAAAAATTCCGGGCTAGTGACAATACAGCCCATACTTTGCTTACTCTGTGCGGCATCCCCCGACTTAAGCGCCGCTGCTCTCTGCGCGCTAGTAACTGTATTGCCGTGAAGACCTACAAAAACACCAGTGCCGCGTCGCTCGCCAATACCAACCCTTCTAGTCTTTCCGGGAGACCTTAGCGCTAGAACTTTTTGTCCGGGGTAATCGGGGTTATCTACTACGCGGAATGTAAACACGCCCGACGGAGTTACTCGCTCCCCCCGACCTAAATCTTCGTAGCCACGTGCATCCAAACGCTCCGCTGAAAGCGTATCACCAGCGTCTCTTCCATATATGGCTATGGTGTCCTGTTGGAAAACTCCATCCTTGCCGAAGATTAGCAGTCTGCCGTTAGGTTTATCGGCAATCATGAACGAGCGGTTAGACGCTACTGCCGCAGGTGCCAGCGCCTCGTATGTAGCTTGCGCAGCAGGAGACATTACAGCTAGAATTTCGGCAGGGATGAACTTTTGGTTAGTTACCGCAAACTCTGCCGATGGCTGCGCCGCTTCTAAATTTACTGCAAAATTAGCGGGCGTGTCTACAGTTAGCGCCGCAGGTGAAAGTACGACAGCACCTGCCAGCACGGATTTTTGTATACGCCGTATGATTCCCCGGATAGCTTTAGCTACAGAATTTATGCCGTTAGTTACGGCATTGGAAAAGTCCTGTATAAACTGGCGCTTTGCTACTTCGTCGTAAGTCTTACGTCCGTAGTGTTTGGCTAGCCGCTGTTTTTCGTTTTCGTTTAGCTTGCTGTGTACAGCTTCTTCCTGAACCTCGGGAGCCTGAGGTACTTCTTCGGGCGCAGCTTCTTCGGGCGCAGCTTCTTCTTGAACCTCAGGTGTCGGAGGAGCACGCCGTTTAGCCGGTGCGTTACGCTCAACTTCTACAGGCGCAGCTTCTTCGGGCGCAGCTTCTTCTTGAACCTCAGGTGTCGGAGGTGCGTTACGCTCAACCCATCCCGGCAGCGCTTCGAGGGCTTCTTCTTTATTTGTGCCCAACATATCGGGCATACCCATAGCTGCTAGATCAGTCCTGTTTACACCTACGGACGCAGGCTCAATGTACCACACGGGGTTACTGGGACCGAACTGGTCGGTATCCCGGTAAATTCTAGCGACCCTGCCATCACTAAGCTCTACTTCATAGTAGGTACCCTCGTCCGCAGTACGACGCTGTTTAATGGCTGGTTTGCCTTCAATGGACTTAACCGACAGTTTTTTCGGGGCAGTTTCTTCCTGAACCTCAGGCGCAGCTTCTTCAGTCAGTGCAGGCTGAGGTGCTGTGACTCCTCCAGTATTGTCGCTAACGTCAGGGCTACTAGCACCCACTCCCCCTCCGAAAGGCAGTTCAAGTTGTTCGTTAGTTTGCGATTGGACGGCAGGTCTTCCACTAGATGCTGGAACGCTAGGCTCCACTCTTCCGATGTTAGGTGTCCCAGCGTCAGGGGTAGTAGCGGCATCTGCATCCTGTTCCCTCTCTGCTTGCGTGCGTTCTTGACGCTCAGGGATTCGAGCTTCAAGTTCTGCTACCCCACTAAGCGCAGCTAACTCCTCGTTTGTGGGCGCGATACCCGCTAGTTCAGGGATTGCCTCAAGCCTAGCGTTAAACTCTCGTACTTTATCAGACATGGGTACGGTGTCGTCAAGCATAACAGAGTTGAGTATAGCCTGACGCTGCTTACTCATACGCCCTTCAGCGCCGAAGACTTCTTCCGCTACGAGCTGCCCGTACACCATGCGGGCTTCTTCTTCGGTTAAACTAGGTCTGCCCTCTTGGCTTAGTGCAGCGTCGATTGCAGCTGCCTTCTGGTTGTTGGGTAGCTCGTTAGATACAAGGATAGATTCGATAATAGCGAATCGCTCAAGGGCGACATCGCGCTGACGCCGCGCCTCAGTAGATAAGTCAGCGGTCTCTAGCTGGGACTCGAAGCGCAGTATATCTCGAAGTGCTAACGCCTCTTCCGTTGTTATACCGCCATACCCGCTATCTCGCAGCTTAGTGTCAAACCAAGAAAATATACCATACGGATTATCGGGGTTATACGGCTGGGTTCTAGCCTCATCCAACAGCGCCTTTCGTTCAGCACGTTCCTCGGCTTTGAGGCGCAAAGACTCCTCTAGCGCTGCCTTGCTTGCTTCCCGCGCAAGCTGCGCACTTTCTTCCGTGGGGGTGACTGTGCCTACCTCTACCCCCGGCTGCGCTTGAGATTTACCATAAGCTACTTGGTAGTCAGTTATTGCATTACGGGCTTCTTCAAGCACTGCTTGCATGGCTTTATCGCCGGGGGACGCAGTAGTTTTGGCTTTTTTACCTCTTGTGCCAGCAAAGCGAGACTCCAAAGTAGATATGTAGTTTAAAGCCTCCTGCGGGTTACCAAAGGCTATAGCGTTAGCTACTTTACGGGTTACACCGGTAATATATCTATCCAAGGCTCCGGCATCAGCGCCCTCTACATTTGAAGCCGCAGCGTCCAAGCGCGTACGTAGAACATCTACAGAAAAATCTTCTGGGGTAGCGAACGCACGGTACCCGGACTCTGGCACAATGCGAGAATCTATTTCGTCAAGGCTCATTCTACCAAGACGCCCATCGGCACGGCGATACAAAACCATATCCCCGTCCATATTCAAGACTTCAACCTGCTCGATTACTTGCCGCGATGGGTCCTTCAGGTCCCGGACTCTTAGGTTAAAGGTAACGGGGGCTTCTGACTCGTCGCGGGCAGCTTCCAGTTCCTCGCCAACGGCAGTGTTAATGCTATTTAGTTTTCGTGTTGCGGCACCGAAAGCTTCCGCACCTCCTCTTACGGTCTTACCTACAAGGCCGCCAAGCAAAGCACTTTCGCCTACCCCCTCAAAGAATTGCTGGCGCTCGTCGTATGCACCGCGCTGCAAGCTGTTTTGTAGCAGCTGAGATGCACTCTCTTGTACTGCTTCCGGTACAAAACCGCGCGTAAACATCCGACCTATCGCCTTAGATTCGATCTGGTCTACCGCTTCTTTTGTAACCTGCCTTACGCCCGCTGCTAGCGCGCTTTGGTTTGCCGCGCTTTTTATGACATCGTCTAAGCGTCTCTGTATGGCCGCCTTCACTGGCCCCGGAGCTTTATTTAAAAGCGTGTTTATGGTCACTGTTTCGAGCAGACCGATGGCACCACCCCCTGCCGTTATAAGTCTACGGAGGACAGGGCTTAACTTCTCACCTGTTTCTTTTTCAAAAGCGTCCATGCGGTCGCGGGCTTCAGAAGCACCCATACCCGAACCTAGAGCAGCTTGGGTAACCGTAGTACCTACGCCAATAGCTTTCGCGGTTTTATCTAGTTTATTAGCGGTGGCTATGGCCTTAAGTGAAGCGCCAGCAATAGACGTGGTTAGGAAGGGTACCACGCTACCAAGACCTTCGCCGAAGGTAGAAAGCCCCCTAGCAGTCGAATCGAATTGAAGCGCTTCTTTAGTTCGTTCTGATTGTTCTAAGCCCAAAGCGCTAATTAAAGATTCACCGCCAGCCTCTATAGCGCGGCCAAACCTTTCGCCACCTTCTCCAAAAATACCCGCCGTAGCACCTAGGTCTGCAACCCCGCGAATAGCTCCCCGAGGAATGCCAGCTAATGGAACACCTGCTGTCTCTAGGGCAGATAGCTGAGCAGCTGGGCGGCCCTTCTCGGCTAGGAACTGCTCGCGCTTTTGTAGGTCCTCAAGCTCTCGTCTGGCTCGGTCTATTTTAGTATCGTACTGCGCCGTTACACCCTGATACTGACTGACGTTACCGAAAAACCCTTCAAAGCGCGGACCTAAACGACTAGCAGCTTCCTCCTCTGCCGCAGCCCTAGCCGCCTCGGCCTCCGCTATCTGTTGCGTGTATTTCGCTCTGCCACTTTCGATGGCGGCGCGCTCTGTATTTATTTCTGAGGGGGTAACGCTAGGTGCAGTGGATGCAGGTGTAGGGGCTGTAGCCCCATAAGCCTCGCCTAGCATGCGCAGTTGTTCGGGAGTAACATCATCTGGTACGTTAGTAACAATCGTACCGTCCGGCATCCTAATATTTATAGGCATCAGACTACCTCTGTTTTTGGGGGCCGAATTGCTTCATAAAGGCGGCAAAGTCTACCGTTCGGGTACCAGTGGCTCCGCTACCGCCCCCATATAGCTGTGATTCTATTTGGGTTATCTTAGCCTTAGCAGTGTCTATGATGTTTTGCTGGTTAGTAATTTTGTCTTCGTCTTGACGCCAACTCCACTTATCCTTCTCGTTATCAATCTTGAATTGCGCATCAACTATTTGCCTATTTAAGTCTGTAATTTGCTCGGTTAATGCTGTCCGTTCCCCTGCCGACAGCCCTTTATCTCCACCACTACCTCTACTAGCTGCCCCGATTCGCGCGCTCTCTAGGGTGGTGGCTCTGTCTCGCGCGTTCTCCAGAGCTTGGAACTCCTGCCTAGTCTCCGCCAGACGCACTTCGATTTCGGCCTGAGCCGCCTCGCTAGCTCCCCGACGCTTGGCTTCCGCGAGTTGTAGTTGTAGGCCATAGACTTCACGAGCCGTCCGGTTGCTCGCCTCTTCGAGTTCAGCGGAAGTCTTGAGGAGTTCCATCTCCTTAGCTTCCATCTCTTTTTTCGACTCTTGTATCTGCTTGCCGCCGCCTACGAACCCACTAACGAGAGCCTCCATGGGTGACATACCCGGCTGTATCGACCCAAGACCTGCAAACAGGCCCGCTAGTTCTGCGCGCTTACGCTCCTTTTCAGGATCAAACCCGGCTCCTAACCGTGCTTTAAGTTTTTCTCTAGCTTCAGATTCGGTAGGCAATACGCCCTGTAGCTGCGCCCCAGCCGCATCTAAATCAAGCGCAGGATTGATCTGCGCAAGTAGCTCGGGAGGTATGCCCATAATTGTCTGCGGAGCAGCAGTGGTGCCGCCAACATTGTACCCAACAATACCGCCTGAAGCCATCTGAGCCGGAGCAAAGTCTAGGCCGCCAATACCGCCTTGTGCGGGAGGCATACCCTGCGGAGCGGGGGCACCCATCTGTGGACCCATCTGTGGACCCATTTGTGTAGGCATGGGAGATGCTGCTTGTGGCATAGCGCCAAGACCGCCGGTGGCTTGCGCCATCTCGGGAAACTCCTCCTGAAGCACGCTCGGCTGCTGCGCCGCCATGGCGTTGCGCTCAGCTACTACGCTATCTGAAAGGCGCTTAGCCAGAAGACCCTGAGTAACATTGATCTGCCCGTTCATGACGAGCTTCATGATATCCTGCGGGTTACCCTTAGTGCGGGCAACGATGTCAGGGATACTTAGATCGGCGGAACCCAGTCCTCGTTCGGTACGGTCAAAAGCAGTTTCAGCCATAGCTAATTATCCCATTATCTGCCCGGCAGCGAGGGTGCCGAGGCCGCCGGTGAGGTACGAGAGCGGGTTTGTCGGTTGTCTGTAGGTTATTTGCGAGGTCTGCGACCCGGCAGGAAGACCACGAATGACGTTGCTGTAGAAGCCGAGAGTCTCTTGCGGGTAATCGCGCTGACGTAGGAAGTCGGCATAGAACTGGTCGAGGCGCTGTTGTTCAAGAGCCTGCGGTAGCCCCGCTGCCTGCTGCATCATATTCAGGCGCTGGATGTCCGCCTGCTGCTGATACTGGCCTAGGTTGCCAAGTGTTTGCGCCATCTGCCCGGCCTGAGCAAGACCAGCGAGACCCTGACTAGAACCAAACTGGCGAGATTGCTCTCC